GCCTTGTCTGATGGATAGGTAACAAACACATCCTTAGTGCCAGCAGAGAAGTTAATCAATGCAGTTGTGCCTAAACTATTTGACAGCACAGTATCACGAGATAGTGTCGTTCCAGATGCTGTGTAAGTGCCGATACCTACCTCAAATTGAGATCCACCTGAGATGCAATAGTAAGTAGTATTACCATTGCCAATGTCAGCGAATGAACGGAAGCCTGAAAATGCACCAGCAAGCGTAATCGTACCTGTGCCTGTGGTGGTAGAAGTTTCCCTTACCCTGTCCTTAACGATTAAAGCCATTGTCTATCCTTAAGCTAATGTTACTGAAAGGTTGCCAGAAGCTATCTTAAAGATGTCACCAGTTTCAATTGTCTTAGATGAATCTAGTGGTGTGTGGTATAAAAGGTTGCCAGCAGTAGAAGCATCCATGATGCCAATAAATCCTACTGTACCCCATGTTGATGTACATTGTGGGAACGTGCAGTCTGCGCTAGATACCGATACACCATTACTAGGTGCAGCAAATGTGACTGCTGTTCGTGCATATGATCCACCAGTTACCTCTGTGCCTGTGTTGGCATCAGTAGGATCGCTAGTAAATAATGCCACATATACTGTTGTTGGTGATGTGTATGCCGTATTGCGTAGAGTTACATTGATTAATGCGTTCTCTAAATAGTTACTCATTTCAGCCATGATTATTCCTATCGTGTTGCTATTGAAATTGAAAGTGGTGAACCGCCATACTCACCTTGATCGTCACTTACTGTTAGTGCAGTCAATGCTCTATCGTACATAGCTGCCCAAGTCTGCAACCTTTGGTCGTTCATTAAGTACGGCTCTGCTTCACCTAGTGCGCCATACAGCAACAAGTCTGGGCAATTAGCCAAGAATACATTAGATGTATTAGATGTCGTTAAATATGGTGGTGTAGCGTAGTAAATCATTTGTAATGTGTATACACCATTTGGTATCGGTGCGAACTGAAACTCTTGCGCCAGCACAGTATACTGCACAGGAACACCTGTAATTGATGAGTTTGTGTTGCGATAAAAGTTTGATGGTGACTGATACCCAAGTGTCTGTATTGGGTTTGTGTTCATGTGCAAGTCACGCATCTGCAAGTAGTCTGATGGGAGTTCTACAGTTCCATCACCAGCTACGGTAGCCGTAGTAACAACCTTTAGCATCTGACGAATACGGAGTTCTCTGCGTAAACGAGTTTCAGCTAACTGAATGAAGTCTGGTATTTGTGCAGTCAAGTCTGAACGTGCCAAGTAACTAGCAATCGTAGCCTTCAAATCAGTATAGTTTGTTATGCTCATATTCTACCCATGCGAGTTCTGAAAACTTGGTTATCAGGATTGTTTAAGAAAGCCTTGAATCTGTCCATGTCCAAGACCTGTAATCCTCGTGTGATGCCTTGCTTTTCTAATTCTTGAAACACCACAAGTGGGATTGATGCTACCTTGTTCTGTGGTGAAATGGTGTTATTGCCATCCCATCCTTTGTTGTCCATTGACTGTGCGTATAGAGCCTTGTTATGCTCAACGAGTGCGCTAATGTCTTGTGTCTGTGCAATAATTAGCTTGTCATCTTCATCAATGAAACTTGTACTTGAAAGTGTGTTATGTATTGTATTTTCCATGTGTAAATAGAGAGAGCCGAAGCCCTCTCCATCCTTTAACGATTAATTCAAATCAGAAATAATGCCATGTGCAGCTTCGTTCTTAACTTCTAGTGTGTACTCTACTAGCAATTGAGTAACGTCAGCATCGCCTGTCTTAGCCAATTCTAATGTTTGGAATGGGCGTAGGTAAGCAACAGCAGCCATCTCTGGATCTAACAAGAAAGCTGTGTCATCAGCATCAGAGTTAGGAATGAAACGATCTGGAACGATTTGTAAAACACCGAAGTCACCAACGTAAACGTCAGCAGCAGCAACGATTTGTGCTTGTTGAGCAGCAGGAACGTCACGGAAGCGTGTAGCAATGCCTGTGAATGTTGATGCCACTACTTTTTGTTTTGGAGTAACCAACAACAATGAAGGTGCGCCACCTGCTGTGTATGTTGATTGAATAACTGTGTTTAAGATTGTTGATGTGAAATCACGATCAGTACCAGTTACACGAGCAGTAGCACCTAAGCACCAGCAGTACCAGAAGTGCCACCAGAGTAGTTAGTGTTCAACCATGTTTGCAATCCACCCAATACACGAGCAGTAGATGAGTTGCCGTTTGATTTAACTGTGTTACCTAAAAGTGTAGCTTCCATATCACGTTTGATTTCAGATGAAACTTTAGCCAATTGGTAAGCCTTTTCTGACTTACGACCAGCTTTGTTTACTGAATCCAAAGTGCCAGAAATCTTAACTGTTTTACCAGAGATTTGGCATAGGTTACCAAGACGAGTAGTTGGTGAAACTGTGATGTCAGCACCTGCTGCGCCCTCAACTAAAGCGTTGGTAGCTACGGCAGCCAATGAATCTGTTTGCCACTCGTGGTTTACAGCAGTAGCAGATGTTTTGCCAACTGAGTTCATGAATGGTGTGTCTGTTGGAGAAATGTTATAAATAACGTTTGATAAGTCCTCACGCATACCGATAGCGGTATAGGTTTGATATGTAGCCATGATTTAATTCCTTATAAAAATGATTCAAATAACTTAGCAGCATCCCTGACTTTGCCAGACTGCTTAAGTTGTTGTTGTTGTTTTTTAACTTGATCAGATGTGACAGGCTTTACGCTGTTGCCACTCTTAATAGTCTTTGTAGCCTCGTTCACTCGTTTGTTTACGTCAGGCTTAGACTTCTGTAATTTGTCGTATAACATTGCCTTGTGCAACGCTAATACTTGACGAGAATCACGAACCATTGATAGCTCTTGGTCTGTAAAGCCAATGTCTTTAGCGAATACTCGCAGTTCAGACCTTAACTTTTCACCCTTAACTGGATCGCTATATTCTGGTAGCACCTCAGATAATCTTGCAGCTTGTTGAGCGATGTAACCTTGCAATGCGTGTTGTTGTTCCGCTTGTTGCTGTTCGGCAATGCGATAACGTTCAGCTTGAATTGCTTGTAACTGCTCTTTCTGTTGCGATAACTCTGCTACCTTTACTGCGTACCCAATAGGATCAGATTCTTTGAGATATTCTAAGTTCTCACTTTGCTCTGGACTAGACAGCAACTGTTCCATTGCTTGCAACCTCTCAGCGTAGGCATCTCGTAATTGCCTTGCTTGGTCTATAGCTACAGATTCGGCTTCTAAAGCCTTACGCTGTTCAGCTACTTGTTGCGTTTTCTTAGTATAGTCTGCGCCTTGTTGTGCAAGTGATTTAAGTTCAGTTAAGGTTAATTCTTTATCTTCACCAGCGACTTTGACCGAGTATGTCGGTTCTTCATCTGGTTCGGATTCAGATTCCTGCTCTGGCTCTTCATCTTGCCAATCTTCATCGCTGCCTTCACTAACTTGTAACTCATCCTCTTGAACTTCTGTCTGCTCTTCAGCTTGCCCTTCGGGTGCTTCTGCTGCATCCATCAATCCTAAAAATGCGCTTGCTGCATCTTGTACAGTTGTACCTGTACTCTCACTCCCAGATGGGTTGGTGATTTCACTCATTTTACTACTCCTAAATTAGCCTTACGGCAAAATCAAAATATCTTCCAACGCTTCTCGTTAATCTTGCGCTGGTCTGCAATGGACACAATGTGGTTATATACGTCTTGTATCGCATTTAATTTGGTGTATGCTGCTTCACGTTCTTGGATGTCATGCTCATTAGAGTTGACGATTCTATCTACTTGCACTTGCCTTAAATCTTTAAATACTTCTAGGAACTTGTCATCTAGCAGTAAGTTATTTGCCCATTCACTAGGTGTCATTAAATGAACCTTCCTGCGCCACTTGATGCTTGACCTGTTGCGCCTTGTGAGCCTAGTAAGCCAGCACCGCCTTCCATTGCACCGCCTTGTGAGCCTTGCAATGCACCCTGTAGCATAGGGAATAATGATTCAAGTGATACATCTGCGTATTCGTATGGTGCTTGTTGTTGTAGTGCTGGGCTAGATTGACCAAAGTTGTTTAGGTAGTTGCGTTCCCCACCTTTACCAAATAAAGCATTAACCATTATTGATTCTTTTGATCCGCTAGGTATATTTAATTGATTAAGTTGATTGCCAAATACTCCAGCAAATGGAGATCTATTTTGTGGTGTCTGTGTATAATACTGCCCCATATCTGCATCATAAAATACTGGTTGTTGTGTATTTGATTGACCGCCCATAACTATCCCCTTGCTATTTCTTGTAGTGAACCAATTGCCTTCATCACAGCATCTAATTGTGTTGACTGAGCCTCTTGACTTGACACTTCCTGTTTAAGCTGTAACTCTAATCCCTGTAACGCTAACTTAGCTTCTGCGATGCGATTATCTGCTGCATCTTTAGCTGATCGTTGCGCTAACTCTAGGCTCTGACGTTCAGCCTCTAAGCCCATCTTCTGACGATCCAAGTCATTCTTGGCTGCATCTGCTTGTGCCTTGAGTTCTGCTTTAGCCTTCTCAACTTCAGCGTACATCTTGGCTGCTTCACTAGTAGGATCAACTGGTGGCTGTGATGCCGCCTGCATAATCTGTTGTTCTACCTCTGGTGTAATCTCATTGATGAACGCAGTCGTGTCCTTGAAGCCAGCCATCTCAATCATCTTACCAAGTGTGCTTCTGTACTGCGATACTGATACCAATGGATTGTTAGCACCATACTTGCCGATAATCTCTTCTTGCTTCGCCATAATCATTTGTAGCATAGCAATCTGTTCTTGTCTGTTTCCGTTACCCAAGCCTACGTTAATTGATACATCGTACTCAGTATCCCACTCACGAGGATCAAACGTCACCCATTTGCCACGCAAACGAATGGTACGCTCTTTTTCTTGGTACTTGCATAGTAGGTGTAGGATGCCCCTAAATAATGACTTAACGCCTGTTTCTGCAAAGATACGAGCAATTAGCTCTAGCTTGCCTTCAGACTGTCTTGACATTGCTGCAACTGCTGTGGCTGATACGTTCTGCAAGATGTTAGGATCAAGACCTTGCTGCATATCTGATACACCAGTACGCTTCGCTAGTGCGCCATCCAAGTATTCAAACATAGGGAACGATTGACCAGCAGTTGACTGTACTGTCAATGGAACGATAGCGTTAGCGTTCTTAACTCTGACGACACCACCAGCAGTTGACGTTAGCAAGTCATCTAGGTTTACTTGACCTTCTACGGCAGCAACACGATAGTTGTTGGTTAGGTACAGGTTGTTAAACATCTGGCGCAAGATTGTGGACTTTTCCAACTGGATGTCCATTGTCCTGTCAGCCATTGATTGACCAAAGAACAGGTGTGGAATAGGGATCGGGCAAAGTGAGTGGAATGGAACGTAGTCGCAGTCATTGTTAGACAGTATCTTGTTACCAGCAATCAGCACCTTGCGTAACTCAGGGATGCCCTTGCCAATCATGTCTGCCTTAATGAAGCACTCAAATACCTCTACATCGTCTGTTAGTGCATAGTCAGGTAACTCATCTCTTTGGTAACGTGCCAAGCGTTCTGGGCTGTACTCTAGTCTGTCACCTGCTGGGATTTCATCTACTACTGACTGCTCAAAGCCCATTGCAATTAAGTCACCACGACTAATCATACGTCTGTGGGCAACAAAGTCTGCGTTCTCAATGCTGTTAGATGTCTTGCTGATTAAGAACTCTTCTGGTGGTACGTTCTCAATGACGATACGGCTCTTGTCTTTAGTACGCTGAATCGTTACGCTGTGGTTGTTGTACATCATGCCATCAGCACCGATGATTACATCAGTCTTTTGCTTGACAATCTCAAACTCACCATCCATCAGCAGCATGGTCATCTCATCATCACTCAGGTTCTCGTACTTCTCCTTAGTGACATCCTTCTTACTCTCCCAGTAGGCTTTAACAATGCCGACCTTTTGAAGTAACGCATCCTTGAACCAGTTATGTAGGATCAAGAAGCCATCGTTGTCTTTATAGAATACCCAGTTAGCCATGTCAGATGCCTGTTCTGCAAATGGTTCGTCACCATCCTTAACAGGTTCAAACTGTACTGCATCTTCGTTCGCTGTGAATACTCGTATTAGTTGTGGTAGCGCACCATCTACTGCCTCTGCTACTTCTCCTGTAACTACTTGGCTTGAACCTTCTACCTCATTGCCGTATGGCTTGCGAAGGTAGTAGTCCATTGCCTCTGCACGTTGAGCAACTGTTTCCGTTTCAAGGTAGCCAATAGCATTATCTATCTGCGTGATACAAGCATTTAGTAACTCTTCTTCTGTCATTTTACCCATTAGACCACCCAACTATTATTAATGTTTAACGGCTTAGACCAAGTTGCATCTACTTCGTTTAATCCTATTGCTAAGTACCTAAAGCTGTCGGCATAGTGCGATGCCCAATCATGTAGTGGTGTGTCAAAGAATACGTTACGCTTCTCATCAAACACCCTGCGATAGTTCCGTAATGCTGACAGACCTTGCTTCGTGTTCTCTGCATCAAACCAGCATCTAGGTAATAACCTTCTGACTGCCTGTATTCCATCCGCTACTGATAGGCTTGGTGCAATTGACACCTCTAAGCCAGCTTCCATCAGTACCTCTTGTCTGCTCTTGCCTGTTGACATCTCTCTTACTCTAACGTCATGTGGCAGTATATGCTGTGCCTTGTCGTAACCTTTATCTCTTAGCCAGCTTACATAGTAATCTAATCCGACACCATGATTCTCAGTAGCATCTATAAGCTGTATCTCTTTGCCGACTATTTGTGCAACCCAGATACAAGTTGAATCGCTAACACCAAGATCCCAGCTACATACAATCTTAGCGAGAGCATCATGAGGAATCTTTGTAACTCTGTTCTGCTCATCAGCTTCATTTAGTAGCGCACCATAGTAAGCACCCTCAACTGGGGCATCAAAAGAACACTCAAACTCTTGTCTGTACTTGTCCTCACCCATCTCGGCTTTGGCATCTGCTAACTCTTTAGCATCTAGGATGCCTGTATCACTTGCCTTAAACTCTAGGAACTTCCAGCCATCTGCCTTTAATGCTCTGTCTTTAAAGTCTGCAAAGTGGTTGTTGCCCTTTGGTGTACCAATAAACAGACACCAGCCTTTTCTGTCAGCTAGTGCTGGTCTGATAATCTCGTTCCATATCTTTGGGTTCTGATCGCCAATCTCATCAAGAACGACACCATCAAAGTATTGTCCTCGCAAGCTATCGCCATTCTCAGATCCATACAAACTAATTCGCTTACCCAAGAAGTCAACACGCAACTCAGCGATGTTTACCTTTGCACCTAATGGTCTTGTGTACTCAACCAAGTAATCAAACGCTACACGTTTAGCCTGTGCATACGTTGGTGCTATATAAGCGTAACGAGGATCTTTCTGTTCGTTATTCAATGCTGCATCAATCAAGTGCATGATGGCAGATACTGTCTTACCCATCCGCCTGTGTGCAACGACAACAGTAAAACGATTTGTGTTGGCTGCGTTATGTATCTTTAACTGTGGTGGTCTTGGTCTGTAACCAAGATCAATTTCATTTTCCATCTATTTTGTTTTCTAACAATAGATTTGGAACACCTGTAATTACTTTTAACAATACTGGCGCATCTGCATCGCCTGTCATCTCTACAGCACTTAAATCTGGTACAGATTTCTTGAGAAGTATCTCAATGGCTTTCATTTGCTGTGAGGTTAGTTCAAGCTGACCTAGCGCACATTCGGTTAGTCGTTCTACTAATATACTAGCGTTAATTTTATCTCGGATTAGTTGCTGATGTCTTGGATTTAGTTTTGCTGTAATGCTCATGATTTATCACTCCCGAAGGTTGGTGATCCTTTTTAGTTAAAACTGTCTGCTATAAAACAACTGTAGCAATTTTCCTGTGTCAATAAAAGTTCTAGGATCTAATCCTTCAACATAGTTATTTTCTTTATAGTTTCCACCAACTGTATTTTTACCAAAGTTATATGCTACATCTAAACCTGTTGGAACTACTTTATCATCATAACCATAGCCAGATACTCCAGCGTTTAATGATGAATTGTTAGATAATGGAATATTACCACCAACACGACCACCATAACTTAATCCATAATCATTAACACCACCACGAGCATTTAATTGTATTCTGCTTAACATATCTTGTAGTTGCTCTGGATTTGTATTAAGCAAGCTAGGCAAGTCAGGAAGATTAAATTCATTCTTCTGACGATAGTTTGGCATTGCTAATGTACTTAATCCAGCCATATTATTACCACTTAACCTTATTTGCCCAATATGCTGCGCTCATCTTACCTTTTTCAATATTGCTTGCGTGTCGTGCCTTAAATGAATCGTTACGCTTGCTTCCCTCTGGACTGCCCTTAACACCTTGTTGACCAAAACGAATCGTCTTGATTTGATCGCCTTCTTTAGCCACAACCACATGACTTTTGGTCGGGTGATTCGGAGTAGCTTTAGGCTTGTTGTAGCCAGATACTCCAGCGTTCTCTAGTCGTGCATCCTTCTTCATTTCTTGGCTTTCTTTGGTGCTGTATGACTTAGCTTTTGACTAGCATCCGTATGCTTTGCACCAGTCATTAATACACCACCAGCTTTGTGTGTAGCACCTGTGTAAACTTTACCATTAGGTAAGTAATGTGTTTGCATCTTGCTCATTATTTCTTAGCCTTCTTAGGCTTCTTAGCAGTCTTAGCTGCATCCTTGAAGTCTTGTGCTGATGGTGCGTTCTTGCTACCAACCTTGTTCATCTTCTCGCCAGAGCCAGCCTTAATACGCTCTTGCTTGGCATTGATGTTTGCGTACAATCCTGTTTTAGCCATTATAGTAACTCCGTTACACATAAAGTTGATGATGTTACTGCTGCATCCTTGATATAAGCCATTTTGTCACCGCCATTAACTTTAAAAACTAATGAGCTGTTAGTAGGAATCATCATACTGGTAGTAATGGATGCTGTTGGGTTTGTGCCGAACGCTATATGACAATGACCTAGTGAGCAGGATACTCGCACTAGAGTTGTATTAAGTCCAAATGCTGTTGATTGTGCAGTCGTTGCGCCTACTGCAAATACTTGTGAAGTTGATGGTGTGAACGCATCAACAATGTTACCGCCTTGATCTCTCGCTACGATACTCATTATTTCTTACCTTTTTTCTTTACTGGTGCTTTTGTAGGCTTAGGTTTGCCTGTATATTTTTGCATCTTCTCTGCAATCTTGTCCATGTTTCTCATATGAAATCCTTTAAGTTGAGGTAGGAGATTTTATAGGGCAAAGTATCTCAGACTCTGGTTGTATCTAGTATTCAACATGAACTCAGTAGCCATCTCGGTTCATCCCTAAATTACATGATGAGGATCAGTCATCACGCAACGTTCTGTAAAAGGCAGTAGGCTTCAACTGTGCATGGATCACATCCGCCTACCTAAAGACCATGTTACTCGGAGAAGAGTTATCTAAATACTATTTAGACAAACGAAACTATATCACACTTTCTTGCTCTTTGCAACTTTGTTGACAATTGCAGTCTTTACTGGCTTAAAGTTTAACCCTTGTGGTCTGCACCTTCCTGTATCTTTCTTATCATCTTTTTAATGTACCAGATGGACTTCTCTAAATCTTCCACCCCATTCTTTTCTCTCCATCTCCATAGATACTTGATTGCGTTAGCCGTACATACTGCATCTATACCTCTAAGATTCACAGTAGCAGCTTCTAGCGCATCAATACACTCCACCTTACCTTGCTTATAGTGAGATGGGTTTACGTTGTCATTCTCTTCATATATTTTTGTGTAATCTTCAGATCTAACCATCGCTAAACTCCATAAATTAATTGGTTTAAATATTATGTCGTGCCATTCAATAGTTCTAGGTTCTTTGCTAATAATTCCACCTCGCTCATGCCTATTGCATCCTCAAAGCCTTCAATACCAGAATGGATAGCCACCCGATAGCCACCCAGCCTGTGATGAGAACTGCATAGCCCAATAGCTTTACTCCAATGGGATTTCTGTCCTGCGCCAGCTCCACTCCGAATATGATGGATTTCACAAGGAGTATAGCCATGACCAGCGAGTAGACAAACAATGCAGCCAAGATCTGCAAGTCTACTATAATGCTTGCGTTCATCCTTCGTCATCCCTTCCTTCTCGCTCTACTTGGCATCAATGCCCACGCTAACAGTAACCCATTAGCCACACCAATAAAGTAAGCTGGTGAATAGCAAAGGATGTAATCCTTAAGTGTTATCAGCATCTCTTAGTTTCCATGTGTAATGCTCTTTAACTAACTTTTCGTAGGTATTATATGCCTTGCTGAATCGCATCTCGTAAACGTTCTTGATGCCTAGCACCTTATTGCATAAGTCATCATCATGCTTGTATTCTTCTGCTAGCAAGTCTAGGTCTTGTGATACTTCCCAGCAACGCATTACTTCTTGTTCAAGGTCTTGGATGTTACTCATCTTTTTTTTCCTCTGTTTGCTCCATTTTAGTGGATGTTATCTATTCACTTTTAAAGTCACTAGGCTTCAGCACACCTTTAGCTGCATCTGCCTTCATTACAGTTAGCGTATCAATAACATCCTTAAAAGATCCGCCACTAACACTAGCATCACAGTAACCCATAAGTGTGCCATCACGATTATAATAGACCTCTTTAATCTCGTAGTATTTCTCGCCATCATCATCAAACTCCATTACCCTATAGTTCCAGCTCATGAGAAACTCCATCCTAAGTTACTTGCCCACGCTTCTATCTTCTCTTGATAAGCAGCCATGTCCTTAACCGATAGCTTGGTAGTTGACTGCACCTTTGTAATCTTATCCCTGCCTACGTTCTTCTCGATCAGCAGGAACTTGTATCCCATCAAGTCGTGTACATCCTGCGCTGTGTATCCCAAGTAGTTGCCTACGCTGGTGTACAGTTCCCACAGTCTAGCGTTCTGCTCTAGGCTGCGATCACTATCCTTCTCTTTAACAATCACCTGCCAGTTGTTACCCTGCTCTACCAAGTCATTAAGCCTTGCTACCAATACTGGTAGATTGCTCTTGGTGATATTGAACGGCTTTACG